TTTGTATTTGAAGCAACAAAGCTTGATTATGGTTTTGAGCATTGGTCTAGGAAAGAATCTAAGCATGGAAAAGGCTACAAATATGTAATGGAGATACCTGGGATGTCAGCTACTATACGTCCTACTATGTCTCATCAGTTGTGGACTACTGTATCTTGTGATATCATTGGTATACCGTCCAAATTGGAAATTAATAACGACTTTGGAACAAACTAAAGTCCCGTACAGAAAAGGTGAAAAAATGAATCAAGAAGAAAAGAAGACAGAGACTGTTGTTTTTATGCTAAATAGCCTTAATGAAGATAACAGAAATATTTGTTTGCAAAATGGAATGGCTGTAGAAGAAGTTGAACGTAACATTGAACAAAGCCAACAGTCTTTGGCCTACATGCTTTCAAACATGTACGATAAAATGAAAGAGGCGAACCTACTTGCCTAAATACTACTATAAGCCAATTCTTAGTGTTATCAAAGAAACTTATCTTGACAATGCTAAAAAAGAATATACCGCAGAAATAAACATTGAAGAAAATGCAAGAATGGTTGTTGAAGCACCAACAGAAGAAGCAGCTTTTTCAGCGATGTATGGTTTTGTTGATATCCGTATGTGGGAGCTAGAAAAATTTGAAGATTAATCGTCTGTCTCCAGATATTTATGAGATTGAAGATTTTGTTACTTTAGAACAGCAAAAAGAAATCTTAGATTTTTGTAACTCGCTAGAAGAAGATCAATGGTGGCAAATTTTGTCTGAACAAGACAAACTAGAGTTCTGGTATGGAAAACAATATCGTGGAGATAAGCCAAAAGTCTTTGAAGACATAGACAGCAGCATAAAAAATCTTTACACTAGCTCTGAGTACATTCCTGGAGCAGCCTTACAAAGATGCTTAGACCATGAACCTATGCAGCAGCATAGAGATTACTGGCTAAAAGATTTAGATCACTATATTCGTTATGGAATCGTTATATATTACAACGATGAGTACGAAGGTGGAGAGATTGAGTATCCAGAGCTTGGTATTGTGTATAAGCCAAAAGCTAGATCACTAGTCATGCATGGTGGAAATATACTCCATGGACCTAAAAAAGTTATTGGTGATAAAGTTAGATATTTCTCAACAGACTTTATTAGAGGAAGTGTAGAGAACCCAGTTGTTTTAAATCCAGAATTGTTTGCAGATGTTGAGCTACACGATGGATCTAATTACCCTTAAGAGTACATTGATGTGTCTCTGCCCATGTTGTCAATGTTAATCATTGGTTTTGATTCACAGTCTTTGCATACCGTTTCTGAAAAAATTTTTGTTTGCAGATTTACTGGTTCCTTATCGTAAAATTCTAGATAGGACTCAAGATTGTCTAGTATTGACATTTATTACCCCTTGTTAATTTAAAGTATTATTCTTCGTCTTCAGAAGGAACAGATCTATGTGCATTTGTGCAAGTGCATCCTGCACAGCAAAGCTTGCCTGTGTATGTAGTTTCAGTCATAGTTTATTACATCCTATTCTTGGTTGTAGTTAGCATATCTGTGATAAAGAGTATTAATTTTATTTTGAAGACTCTGTATCTGTGTTCCGTATGTGTTTAAAAATATACTTTGAGCATCTGACACTTCATCTGTAGCCAGAGCTCTAGGGAAATTGCCAATATGTGGATTTTCTTTTTCTTCTTGAGTAAATTCATTTTTAGCAATAACTTGGTCTTCAGTGTATCTACTAGCAACTGAATAAGTTGGATACTTTGCTACAAATACATCAATAACGGCATTATGGTCTGCAACAAAATTGTCAAATGGAGCAATAAACACTTCTTCGTCAGTTAATAGGTAATCAACATATGCTGTAAGTCTTTCAAGTAGCTCTGCAGGATCTCCAGTGCGATCATTTACCTGTATGTCATTATCCCAGAGGTAATCTCTGTATACCTTGGCAGAAACCAAAGTGGGTAGTGCATCTCTTACTGGGACAACAAATATGTCTTCTGCAAGCTTGTCCTGCAAGTTAGAGATCTTATGTGATCTAAGTGTGACTACGTTGGTCTCAAGAGTCCAACCCATAGCCTCTCCTAAAAATGTGTTTCCAGAGCGTTCAAAGCCATCTACGTATATAGTCATAGGTATGATTATACCACTAATCTGAATATATTTTCATTTTCCCTAAAATCTGAATATTTCTTATCTTTGTATGATACATACATAAATAAAATAAATACAAAAAAAATAGTGAGCACACAAAATGCATGCCCACCACCTAGCTGGATCTCCTACCACCTTTTGTTTTAGGTGTAGTACCCTATTAACATTTGCAAGGGTCTATGTGGGTACTACCCTCATCAAAAATAATGATGCCTGTATCTCCACAGGTCTCGCATGTGTGTGCGTACATGGCTGATGTCATTTAGTAGCCTTCTTTCGTTGATAAAACTTATACCCTGCAAAAATTACTGCGCTAGTCAATAGCATTGCCCATGATAGGGATAGATAGATAAAGTCGCCCATGTCAAGCATGAAGCCATAGTCATTTAGTTCAATAGTCATTTAGTTTTGTTCTACCTTTCGCATGTGTGCTACTACATTTTTAGAAACCTTTTGTAGGTCTGCTACAACCTTATTCATTTCGTCTGCGCTAGTAGCGGTAAAGCCTGCGCCTAGTAGTTGAGCGCCGTCCCATAGTGAGTAGGTGATAGTCATAATTAGTTTTCTTCTTTCATTAGTAGGTAGGAATTGTTTAGGGGACGATTTGTATTAGCAAACATTGAGGCAACAATAGCCTTGTCCTTGATAGATTGGATAGCACGCTTTTCTGCTTGCTCTTTCTGTATTCTTTCTAGTGTATTCATTGAATGAGTACCTTTCGTTTTTAACTGTTAGCGATTTGCTAACCTTTTGCTGACCTAGGTTATTTGCCTACTTAGTAGGGCTCACTAGGATTTGTGTTACTATTTAATTTTTCTTATAGTAGAATACTACCATAGATACCCTGAAAAGTCAAGGCGACACGCCGTTGGCGTGGTGTGATGTGTGTCACGCTCCAAGCGTAAAGCATAGGATAACGGCTACTGCTACGCCTATGAAGGCTCCAATTGGACCTGCTACATCAGCGTATTCGTCTAGCCAATCAATTAGTGCTGTAAATGGGTTCATGTTAGTGACCTTTCGTTTAGTAGTTATACTTTAACTATCTAATACTGCAAGTATAACAGGTAGGACTGACAAATGCAAGTCTAAACATGGCGTGTCGCATGTGATGTCCCTCACATCGCCTCGGGGCGCCTGTGGATAACTTCTGTGGATAACTTTAAGTGAGTGTGTCCTTTATCACATTACTTGAGCGTCTCACTATCTGGAATTACTGGCTAGTAGGTTGATAAATGTCAGACTTATAGGCTATACTTGCAGTATAAGAAAATAAAAGTGGTAAAGAAATCCACTAAAGAAAGGTGGTCATAAAATGACTACATTAACAAAAACACATGAGCATAAACCTATGCTTTCCGCTATCTCTGAAATTGGAGATGAACAATTTACTTTCTGCATGGATTGTGAAAATAACATTGAGCGTTACTACTATGATAGTGACCCTGAGCAATTTCCTACATGGACAGATTGGTATGTGACTAAATGAACGACACTATGCAATTCATAGATGAGCAAGGCTTATGCGCTATGGATAACATCTGCGCTTTTTGCATAACACTATTTGACGGGTGGAATAGATTTTGCCCAGCATGTAAGGACTACAAGGGCGTTATGGCTCTCCCTGATTTTATAAATACCTATGGAACGGAAGGACTAAAGAGATGAGTACCTATGTACCTGTTAAGTCTGTATGTGGTGCGGTTACTACCACAATAGACATGTATGACCTTGAATTAAACCCTCATGGTGTTATCTGTTGCGATAATTGCGAAAGCATTTTGTTATGCCGTAAGGCGTGGGACTTTCTTTATAAGGGGAATAAGTAATGAGCATGACACTAATAAATAAAATCACTGTTGGAAAACTGTTTATTTCCAACGATCAAAATTTTCTTGTTAAAGAAATTCTTGAGGTTAATGATGAAACTCAATCAGTAATTGCAACACTTACTAACCATAAAGGTGAGGAAGTATTTTTTACAGGTGGATTTTCCCAATGGTTTGAAGGGTTGGTTAAGTAATGGCTGTATTTGAGTTTAACGCTTTCATAAATGTAGAGGCTGAGTCCTATGATGAGGCTATTGATGTATTTCAATTCCAGTTAAAATACGGAATAAATAAAGATAATGTCTATGTCGCTGACATAAAAGATTTGGAGATTGCATAATGGAAAAAGATTTATTTGAATTTGAAAAAGCAATTCAGTTAGATCACTTAACTGATGAACAGGTTGATGAAATTTTTAACATGTTTGGCAATAAGTAAAAAAAGATTTGCAGTGTAACAGCTGCAAATTTTGCTCGGGGCGTTTGTGACCAACATCACAAAAATAATTCTACGACACGCCCAAGAACGTCCCCAATTTGTCAGACCCCCATGCTAGAATTGCTAGTATAAACAAAAAGAAAGGTCGTTAAATAAATGACACTAGATGAATACAAGGCGCTTGTAGAAGCGCAACGCAAGGCAAGCACCTTGCAAGCCATGTCCATACTAAAGAAAGGCTCAGACAAATGAGCACTTTTTATAGAATACTAAAAGAGCAACAAGAAAAAAGAATTGCTCAATCACTAAAAGATAAAGCGGTTATAGAGTCCATGTTCTCAAATAACAATCGCCCCCTTAATAATAATCATGAATTAAAGAAAGTAGAAAACTAATGAAAACTAATTTTGAGATAGTGCAAGAGATAAACACTCTTGCTAATGAGCACTATGGAGATAGCGCTCTTGCACTTGCATTTACTTGGGGTTGCGCTCAAGCACTACTAACTACACAACAGTTAGAGTTAATTCTTACACTTGCAAAACAAAAAGGAGATAACTAATGCCAGTATTTAATTTTGACATTTCCGTTACTGTTGAAGATGATAACTTTGAGTCTGCACTTTCATGGTTAAAAGTTATTCCACTGGAACGACTTGATTTTATTGTTGTTGATTATACAGAATTGGAGTTAGACTAATGTTAGTTGTTTTAATTGCTATCACTTCATTTGCTTTTGTAATTTGGATACATAACGGAGCATAATAAAAAAAAGATCACAGAGCTAAAAAGCTGTGATTTTTTGCTCGGGCGTTTTCCACAGGCTGTGTATAACTTATGTGTTTAAGGTCACACAAAATCTTTCCCATTTTACGGCGTGTCGTCTTGACTTTTTTAGATTTATTTGGTATCCTTGTAGGTATAACAATTAAATAAAGATAAATCAGGCAGTGAGCCTAGCAAATAAATGTGACGAGTATCACAGTGAGCCTAGCGAATAAATGCCAAGATTTGTCAGCCCCCCATGATAGGATAGTCTTATCAACTTAACGAAAGGAAGTCTATAAATGACTTACACTGTAACACTAGAAACCTTTTCAGGTTCTACTAAAAAAATCAACTTCTCATCACGAGGTCAGGTTGCTCAATTCGTAAATGAATACCCTAACGCTTTACCTGTTGGCGTATCTGTAAAAATCGCTTGCGATACTATTGGACTAAGTGGCACACTTCGTGGCACTCGCACACTTACTAAATCAAACTAAAGAATAGGAAATAAAATAAATGAAAATTGAACACAACTTAAAATTCGTAACAGAATTCAAAGAAGGACACCCTATAACAATGCAGATGTCTGCACTTCCTGAGTCAATGCGTGTAACAATGCTTGAAGGAATGCTAAAGGATTTGGTAGGCTCTCGCTTACAGCCAATCCTTGATGAAATAAATGCAGGTGGTTCCTATGCAATCCTAAAGGTGGCAGAGTAATGATGACAAGAAAAGACTATGTAGAAACTGCAAGCATTCTAAATAAGTTTGCAGACACAATTGACTCACACACTTTTCAAGATTTAATTTTTGAATTTAGTGAATGGTTTAGTGCAGACAATCCAAGATTTGATGAAAACAGATTTTGGGATGCTTGCGTTAAAGAATTGGAGATGTCTAAATGATTTTAGATAATGGAACACTAATCGCAATTGTAATTGCTTTGGCTGGATCGCTTTCTATGATGATAGCATTTTGGCAACGCAATGTTAAATTAGAAAAAGAAATTCGCAGACTTCAAATCACTTTGCGAACTGAACGACTTCTAAAATAAAATAAAAACCTAAGCAAGTTTTAAAACTGCTTGATCTTTCTAAATAAAAAAGCTCGGGGGTTTTTCCACAGGTTCTTGTGGATAACTTTACGTGGTTGTGATTTTTCTCACATTTGTTGAGCGTCTCATTATTTAAGACTACTCACTAGTAGGTTGATAACTTTTGTCTAATAGGCTAAACTTACATAGTAAGAAAAATAAATAATCAAAGTTTGTCAGACCCTAATGGTAAGATAAATAAATAACAACAAAGAAAGAGGTTGGCAAATGTCAGCAAATGTCTATTCAATAGAAAACCTACTTGTAGGAAAAACTTATCACTCACGCACCTTAAATGGCGAAATCATAGATGCAGAAAAGTCTGATGTCTTTTATGGCGCAGGCTTAGAAAGTTATCGTGTTCAGGTTCGCCCACACTATCCTTCAGTATTTAATCTAAAGGATACTTATCGTTATCTATCTGTAAGAGTTGGAGAATAAATAAATGGGAAACTTACTAGACTTTTTGGTTGATTGTGTTGATTGCCATGATGAGGGTGTCCTCTTTTTTGGTAATGGTGGCGAGGAATACGACTCAGAGTTTTGCGATTGCGTTAAAGGCGTGTCGCTTGAAAATGAATACTGTGCATGGTATGCTGAAAGTATCATGAACGAAAACTATAAGGAGAATAACTAATGAACGAATACCTATACTCAGTTACTTGTACCTATGACTCAGACGCTTCCACTACTTGGGTTGGGCGTTATAGTGACGCTTTATCTGCCGTTGAAAGTTATCAAAAGTTTATTGACCATGGACTTGCTAAGGAATACTCAACAATTAACTTGTCTGAACCTTCAGGCAAAATGCACACAAAAACTTTCTACAAAACAGGATTGGTGGTAACACGATAATGGGACACAATACAGCGATTGACTTAGCAGAAAACTTAGACATAAGCCTTGAACAGGCTATTGGTTATCACTTACAAGGTAATCACTATCCACCAGTACCACTAAGCATGGTTAAGCCTTGTATTGAGGCTATTGACGCATACCATGAAAATGACGCCATGCGTCAGATTGAAATGCCTGATGGAATTACCTATAAGGGAAATACCACCGCACCAGCGTTTGCAATAATTGAACAACACCACCTAGACCCATGGTTGCCACAAGATGAGGCAGACTATTGGGAAGAAGATGCAGGCTATGAATCAGGATTGGGATTAGAATAAATGAGTACTTTTTTTATTCCACACTCAAAGTATTGCGATTGCCCAGAGTGTTTAGACATGGAGGAACAGAATAAATGAGTGCTACAATGATTGACATGGAACTTGTAAAAGCTGATTCTTTAACTGTAGATGCACTACAGATTGGGGATCTAATTGGTTATGGTGATGAGATTGTTGAAATTACTTTTATTGAAAGTGATTCAACAGGAGATAACTATGACATTGAATTAACAAATGATTTTGGTGAAAAAGAAATTGTTCAGTATTCATTTAATGAAGAAGTTGATTGGTACGTTTATTTAGATTGAAAAAACGCCCGAGGGGGCCCTGTGATCTAAAACACAATTACGTAAGTTGATATTTTTTCCCATTTGTGGTAAGATTATTACATGAAGAAAAATGCTGAGGAATTAAGAAGGTTAATGGAATTACGCCGTTCTAATGCAGCCTCCGCTGTTCCAAATAAAAAAAAGTATGATAGAAAAAAATGTCAGTCCCTTATGCTAAAATTAAAGAAAGAAAGCGAGTAACCCACCATGACTAAACTACTCAGAAGCAAAGACAGAAAGGTCGCTAATGCCGTCACACCTAATGGAAAACAAGCAAGTATCGCCAACACTTTTGGCTTACCCGCAGGGAAAGCATACTCATGTCCTGGAGCGACTAGCGTATGCGAAAGTGTTTGTTATGCTGGGAAACTTGAAAAGGTATTCCCAACAGTAAAGAAAAACCTATTACACAATTGGGAGTTAGTCAAAGACGCAGACCACGACACCATTGAAGCATTGCTTGAAGAAATGATTGTTGAATTTATTGCTGATTGTGAAAAGAAAGACGCTCCTAAATTATTCCGTATCCATTGGGACGGAGACTTCTTTAATGATACTTACACATTCGCATGGAAGCATGTCATTCTTAATCATCCTGAAATTCAATTTTGGGTATACACAAGGGTAATGAGTGCAGCGGTAATGCTTAAAGACATCCCTAATCTATCTTTATACTATTCTACAGATAGTGAGAATAAGTCTATTGGCGTTACCCTGAAAAAAGATCATGGCATAAAGCTTGCATACCTTGCTAAGAGTTTCTTAGTAGGACAGGCAGACATGAAAGAGATGATTGGTAAAGTAGGCGCTAAGTGTCCTGAGAATAAAAAAGCCATTCCCCTAATCTCAACAAATGGAAGCGCTTGCGTTTCTTGCTCATTGTGTGTATACTCAAAGAGTGACATAGTATTCTCATCAAGTAAAAAGTAAGGAGATAAATGGAGAGCATAATTCCGCTATGCATAGTAGCCTTATTAGTGTTCCTGATTTACCAATAAGTGACCTACATCACACCCGCAAGCGTCTCAAATAGTGAGAAATAACAGAAATGGAGTTGAAAAATGTCAGTAGGAAATGTTATACTTAATACATACAACAAACTAAAAAGGAGAAACAAAATGACAGTAGCAAATACATACAAGGTAGGCGACCTCTACACATCACAGAAGTCAAAGGTAACAGGAACAATTCTTGAAATCTCACCTACTGCAAAAGATACAGTTCGTGTTAAGTTAGATGTTAATGGTAACACACGCTGGACAACATGGAAAGCACAATCGTAATCTAACAAGCCAGTTAGATAGTAACTCAGACCTGAGTAAGTCTGCTTAAACTGCTCACACTAAAAATGTCAGACCCAACCCCTATACTATAAATAAACCACCAAAAGAAAAGAGAAAACACATGGCACGACAAAAAGCAATCTCAGTAAAGATAGCAACACCAAAGGTAATCAAGGCACTAGAAAATGCACTAGCAAAGTTAGAGGCAGATTACGCATCACAAGAAGCAAACGAAGCAAAGTACGAGAAGTTGCGTAAGGCTTGGCAGAAAGAAGTTAGCGATTTTGCCGTTGCTAACATCAAGAAGGCAGAAAACTTCCGCACTAACTATCGTTCATGGAACAACACACTTAACATTGACTATGACCTAACAGTTTCAGAAAAGGATTTTCCTAAAGAGCCTGAGAAGGACTATGAGACAATTCATGTTCATAGTTATCGTGAGCAGAAAGAGGAAATCTCTAATGCTATTCGTATTCTAAAGATGACAGATGAGGAAGTAGTTAGCACAAGCACTTACAATGCGGTTGCTCGTTATCTCTAAATAATTTGGGAGGCAATTAAAGTCCTGAACCCAAACAACCTGAGTAGGTTGCAAAACTGCTCACAGTATTCGCCAGGCTGATTAGGGCGATAATAGAAATACTATAGAGCTGGGTGGCATAGCCCACAAGAAGTGCACATCCTGAGCATGATCCAAAAAGGCTCCCCGCAAGGGAATTTGTCAGTGGTACCAAGTATAATTAAATTAAACCAACAAACAGAAAGAGGTAGCCCTTATGGACCAACCAATCGCAGGAATAGAACAAGCAAAGCACTACATGACAAGAGAGTTTTTGGAAACTACTCTTGCACAACAAAAAACACGCATAGATGAACTAGAAAAGCATATTCAAGTAGTAACACAACGCTCATACGGCGAGTCTGCAGAGCGTAATCGTATGCGTAGCGAAATGCAAGAGTGGACTTTTGAAGCCATTGAAGCAGGTACGCTTAATGAGTCAGAGGCACAAGAAATTGCAGACATTTGCGGTTTTGAATTAACAAAAGAGTTTGAAGTTGAAGCCACTGTTGTTTATGCAATTACTGTTAATGCACGCAATGAGGAAGAAGCACAAAACTTAATTCATGATATTGATTTTGATACTGTTGATTATAACTCAGACTCAATTCAATACCTATCCTCTTCAGTTGAGAGAGTAGATATTTAGTAGGGGGCTACTAATAAAAGACCTGAGCATGTCTGTGCAAAACTGCTCACTATTTTTATTTATGCCGTTGCATAAAAAAACGGCTCGGGGGGCGTGATCAAGCTCACACTGTGATTTACGACACATTAAAATAATCCCCATTTTTTCCCATTTTTAACTATCCCGCTTTGCATTTGTCAGCCTATCCTGCTATACTTAAAATAACTACAAAAAGAAAAGGAAAATAAACTCATGGCACATGACCTAGAAACACAAAACGGCGTTGCATCATTCGCATCATTCCGCGAACCTGCATGGCATGGATTGGGTACTGTATTCACAGAAGAAAAAAACACATCAGAAATGTTGGCTCTTGCCAATCTTAATGGGTGGAATGTTCGTCTGGAAGATTTGGAAACCCCATCACATTTAACAAGCGACAAAAACTATCAGTATGTTTTGCGTACCAATCCTACTGACAACTCTCAGACAGACATTCTTGGTGTCGTTGGTGAGCGTTACCATGTTATGCAGAATGAGGACTTATTCTCATTCGGTGATAACATTCTAGACGGCGGAGGTCGTTGGGAAACTGCTGGCTCAATCAAGGGTGGGCGTGTAGTATTTGGCGCACTAGCACTAGAGCGTGAAACTGTTCTAGACCCTAGCGGTGTTGCAGATAAGGTAAAGACTTATTTACTTATCAACACATCACATGACGGCTCAATCGCTATTCAAGCAAGTATTACACCTGTTCGTGTTGTATGCGCTAACACTCTTAATCTTGCACTTAATGGTGTAGGTCGTAAAAAGAATAAGGGTATCAAGCAATCTTTCAAGATACGCCACACACAGACAGCAAGCGGTAAGGTTGCTATTGCACGACAGACTCTTGGTCTTGCTAATGCTTACATGGACGAGTTTGATGTTATGGCTAAGGCTATGATTGAAAAAGAAGTCAATGCTAAGTCTTTCAATGACATAATTCTTTCTGCATACCCTAAGCCTGAAAAAGACTCTAAGGGTGCTTTCAAGAAATGGGAAAACAAGGTAGATGTTATTAACGACATTTACACAGGCGAGTTTAACGGCATGATTGCTGGTAACGCATGGGGTGCTTTCAATGCACTAACAGAACGCCTTGATTGGTATCGTTCTGCAAGAGGTGGGAATAACGAAAGTATTCTTGCATCAGCATCAGGATTTGACCCTGCAATTAACGCAGAAAAAAATCGTTTGCTAAAAGTTGTACAAAATGTTATGTCGTTAGCATAACAAAAAATCCTGAGCAAGATTTAAAACTGCTCACCCTTTTGGTCCGTTAGCTCAGTTGGTTAGAGCGCTACCCTGTCACGGTAGAGGTCACGAGTTCAAGTCTCGTACGGATCGCCAGGAAAATGGCTCGGGGCACTTTACATAATATAAAGATTGATTAAAAACTTTATTAAGGTGGACTTGCTTTTTTCCCAGTTTTTTGCTACAATTAATTTATGACTACCACAGGAGAAGAATAATGGAACAATTCATAGATACACTAGCAGAGCACATTACGGGTGCTATCCAACAAGAAATAGCAGAAGAACTATTTGACCAATGGTCATACAATAATTTAGAGGAAGGTGAGGACTATGCAGAAAACAAATTTATGCAATACGCCTCAGATGAATTAAAGCAACAGTATAACGAATACTATGGATACATTGAGGGAGATGATTTTCTACTATGACACTAGATGATGTATTAGACAAGATTGAGGCTATCATTGATAGTACTCATTCTGTTGTATCCCCTCTAAAAATTGAGCACTGTAAGTATTGCACTACTTGGCTGACTCTTACAGAAATGGTGGCGTAATGTTAGGTTACGAAGCATCTGAGATAGATGATATGGTTGAGGCTATTCAAACTGTATTAAAAACAATTGATACAGACACTTACCTACAACTACATACAAACCTATGGAAAGCGCAAGACTTTCTCCAGGGCCTATGGGCAGAAGGGTACTTTGACTAATGCATAATCATTATTGGGAATGTGATGATGTACCAGGATACTTTTACTGTGCCTGCGGAGTTACGGCTATTCATAATAGAGAAACAGGATTGAAGGACATTCATGACTAATTGGAACTGGACTAAGTATGATTATCTATGTACTGACTGTGATGCTCTTATTGAGATAACTACCCTGCAAGATATCAAACAGTGGCGGGGCTGGTGTCCTTGTGGATCTGCCAATATAATTAACATTGGGGTATCAGACGGCAATGCTCCCCTCTTTGAACCTGTGATTGAAGTCACACCTCCAAAACTTGTCAAAATCAACAGCAACCCTTATACTTAATATATGGACCTAAATACATTAAGAGAGTATATAAATATTCACAGAATTTCTTTGGAGCAAGATGTTGAAGACGCTAACAATGATATTCCTATCAGTGATGATGAGTACTATGAATCAGACGCCTATTACGAGGGAGCCATTGCTACCTGTGAACACCTATTGGAGTATATAAATGGATAACTTAACATTAGAGCCGCACCTACAACGTATGGTAGACGCAGGGGTATCAGGAACAGACATCCTGCACGGAGAGCTTAAGAACCTTATGCTAATGGCTGAACAATGGCTAGAAGAAGCAACTGAGATAGAAGATGAATCAGGAGAGGCAATGGACTCTATGGTACGTACAGAAGCAACAGGACGACTAGACGCCCTTGTAGAAGTATATAATCTAACATATGCTTTGTCCTTTGCTATCTCTGACCGCATGAAATTGACAAACTAATACCGTTGCTGTAGAATTATACTAAACCACTAAAGAAAGAGACCACCATGCCAAACTGGGTATTCAATGGATTAACTGTAGAAGGTAATCCTGAGCAAGTAAAAAAGATGCGTGACCAATTAAATAAACCATTTATTCATTCTGTTATTGCTAATGGTGATTTAGCATATGAGGTCAAGCAGACTAAGTATGTTAATCCTATATTTGCTTTTCATAATATCTATAACTATAGAGATGCTGGTATCACTGATGAGGTATATCATGGTCAGCCTCCTCGCTCCACTGACTTTGCTGAGGCAATGAAGTTTGAGACCAATGACTGGTATAACTTTAATGTCCGTGAATGGGGCACTAAGTGGGATGTGGCTGTATCTTTAGATAATCAGTATCCTGATACAACCATTGAGGAAGCAGAGAATGGTGAGAACTATGTTGTTCACTATAACTTTAATACTGCTTGGTCTCGTCCTATGAATGCCCTTCAAAAATTATCTGCACAGTATCCAACATTACTGTTTACCTTATCATATGAGGAAGAGACTGGTTGGGGTGGTGAGTTAGAAATCTTGCGTGGTGAGATTATTAGTGAATCAGAATACGATAACATGTGCCGTGATTGTGATGCAACTGACCAAATGGAATACTGCGACAATGACTGCGGTGAAATCTGTAGCAACTGCAACTGGCTTGGCGAGGCAGACCTAGAGGCTGTAGCAGAATGTCCTACCCACAAGGTATACTTGGAAACCAAGGTACCAGAATACAGAAAGGTAACATCATGAAGACTACTTATCTTATTGAACTAGAAGTTGATGAAAAATGGTATGAGGCCATTAGCACGCTAACCGCTGAGGTATACGAAGGAGAGATCTGCGAATGGGTCAGGGTACAGGCAGATACTAAACTAGACGGCACTGAGTGTGAGAACTGTGAAGAGAACCCTAAAGAGGATCTTGAGGGTAAGTGGTGTACCTCCTGCAGGGATGACTTTAAGGAGTCAGACGAGGATGACGAATAATGTGGGAGCAATTGACAATGCCACTAGATTTTGGTACAATGGAATTAACCACTATAGATAAGGAAAAACAATGCAAAAAAACTCACTACTAAAAGTTATTGACTTTATTGAAATCATTATTGATGACCTTGAAAATGACCTTGTTCCACTTGATGAAATTGCAAATACACAAGAAGATGTAGAAAAAATGATTGTGTTGCAAACAAAGATTGACACTCTTGCACAACTTATACTTGACTTAATGTCATTTGAATGGGATGAAGAATAATGGGAGCAAGAATTAATTTTGTTTTTAAAGACTCAGAGCCTGCAGTAGGAGAGCCATCTGTATCTGTTGTCCTATACAGTCACTGGGGCCAGGACCAATGGGAAGTTGACATTGCCCAAGCTTTAGAGCATGCCAAGCCACGTTGGAATGACGCTGCATATGGAACCAGGATGATAATCAGTTATCTAATGCAGCACAATATTTTAGATGAAACAGGATTTGGAATTTATGCCATTAATGGTACTAACTATGATTTAGGTGAACAAACCGTAATCATTGATTTTGTTAACAAGACAGTTACTGATAATGTTCCTGTCAAATGGGATAAGTTTATACAAGCATATTTACCTGAGCACGCAGTAGTATAATCATACTGCAACGGGGGAGTGTAATTTGTGGTGGGTTGCGCTCCCCCCTTATTTTTGGTACAATGAAATGAAGGAGAACCATGAGACGAAAAATAGTAACAAAGGAAGAAAAGGTAGCAATCCAACTATCCAATGTTCTATCAGACTTAAGGTTAGACCTTGATTTGGTGGGACAGTATCTTGCAGAGTCATCACCCAATGTAATCTACAATCGTTTAATTACTATTGCAGACTCAGCGGAACACACAATGCATGAGCGTTACAATCACTACAACCAATACAAACTATTCTAGTAGTAATGGCAGCGGTGGGCTTGACAAAAGCCTGCCGTTGTGCCTCCGAGGTCCCGAGCAAAACCATCAAACCTTATTACGATATGTCCAAATTTTTCCCATTTTCAGACATTACGAGGATCTTAAAAATTTTCCAGATTCATGGACAAACCACCAAACCTTATTTTATAAAAGACATTACGACCAGTCAAAATATTTTCCAGATTCATAGCATATCAAACCTTCTTTGTCAAACCATGTTATAATAATGCTATGGGAAGAAACTATTTTTCAAAGCATGGGGGACCTTACTTCATTAATAATGGTTTCTCTAAACACCATGATCATCATGATAATAATTCAGAAGATGATGGATCAGAAAGAGCTTTGATCTTATCTGTATGTTTGGGTACTGCTATTGTGCTTATTACTCTATATGCTTTAGTTCTAGCTTTTTAAATCCCCCGCCATAACGCATCAAATAATCCTGTTAGACATTACGATCAACGCTTTAGCGTCCCCGTTTTTGACGGGGGATATATATAAACCATACAACAATAAACCCCTATAGAATAACAAACCTTTTCTCCTGGTTTTGGATATGTTATTAAATATTATCAAACCTTTCTATTATATTTCTGGACATTATGGGCAATTTTGTATAGGTTTTTTATAGGGTTTTTAAGCTATAAAGGTTTGACAAATAGAGGTTTGTATGATATGATCCATGCCCCAAAGAAAGGTTTGAAGGTTTGTAAGGTTTGTTATGTGAGGTTTGGCAGGCCCCTTTAAAAGCCGTGGACATTACGACGCCATCTGTAAAAGTGCTCAATACTCCACTATCCTCCACTTCCCTCCACCCAAACCATATATTAAAAATATCAGTAAGATTTACTTGTGGATAACATGTGGATAACTATGATATTTTATGCTTATTTACTTGTGGATAACTATATTGTTGCGGTACAGGTATTAAAAACCTTATGGGATAAAAAATCCCCACATGGACATATCGTTTCCACGCAACCTGATCTTGAATTTTTCTTATATCCAGTTTCAGCACAGTCACACTCATGAGTAAAATCTTCTTTAATGTTGTTAATAACATCACATGGCTTATTTGATTCGTGAGCAACAAATGCCCTACATGGGGAAAAACCTATCTTCCCATACTCACCTGCATGTCCTAGTCCTTGTGTGCTTGCGTTACATTCTTCTGGTTTCATATCATCATTTTATCATGCTATTTAAAAAACGGTACAGCTCTCTGGCTATATGGGCATATCCTCAAAGCCAGGTGTTATTACATAGTGTATTTACTATAGAGGTAATGTGTCTCTTCTCTAAATCCCCTGAAAAATACGGTGTGCTATACTGAATATATAGTTCAGGTTCCTATAATGGCTCGTAGAGCAGTTTCCGAAACTGATAATGCAGGTCCGATTCCTGCACCTGAAGCTTGACTTTGGGATAGGTATATGATATGCTTAAACCTATGAATAAAAATAATGTAGATTTTGACAAACCGTTGCCTATGTATATATTTGAGTCTTGTATTACATGTGGCAAGTTCCTGAGAACAAAGAACAAAACCAAGCTAATCCTGTTTATGTATGATCACTATGGGGAAGATGGCATTAAGCGTTGTAGTAAGACTTGGTATGGTTCTTTAGTATATTCCCTGCTAAATTGGAGACATAGAAATTATTAAGAATGAATGCCAAACATGTGGTTTATCACATAAAGATCCACTCTTCTGGGAGACTCATCAAACCATGACTGATGGTAGGATTTGGTGTGTCTCTAAGGCATAAGTCAGAGCCAGAACATGGTACTCGCTCTGGTTATGATTGGCATAGACGAGATAAGAAAGAAGATCCTTGTTTACCCTGCCAAGAAGCTGAGAGAGCCTATTGGAAGAATCAAAGAGTTATTCGTAAGGATCAAATAAATACATTACGAAGAGACTGGAGATTTCGCACTCCTAATGCTAGTAGGCATTTTCGTAGAAATAATACAGAGCCAGGTAATTATTCAGATATTGATGTGCTCTCAACATATGGTTTAGACTGTCATATCTGTCAAACCTCAATAGATTTAAATGCTCCAAGACAAGTAGGACAGGATGGATGGGAGAAGGGTCTTCATATAGATCATGTCTATCCTTTATCAAGGGGCGGTTTAGATACCCTTGAAAATGTCAGACCTTCTCACGGAAAGTGTAATATCATAAAGTGGGCAACGGTAGGATAGTAACCAATAGTGCTCCTTTGGAGCATGAGATGGTTTGATACCTCTATTTTCCGCCGAACTTTAAGGACTTGACAATTTTTTCGCCGAATGGTATGATGTATATATGACATGTACAAAGTATGGGTGCGACTACCAATTAGACCTTGATGGTCAAGTAACATGTGCTGTCTGTGGGGCTATGGATGATGACGCATCAACTCCAATAACATTAGATATGTTTGAGGCCCAAGTTGACTTTGAGTAATGGCTCTGATATAATAGTATGATGCTAACAATAACTTTAATATTACTTACTTGGTATGCCACCAAATATTACTACACTAGAAGCATTAAACTCTCAATGCCTGCTTCAGATCCTAATATGATAAATATTAATTGCCATAAGTGTGCACAAACCATATACACACATAAAAATAATCTCCGTGCCCCATTCTACTGCTTGGTTTGTAAGTAATTTATGAACAAGTTTGAATCCTCTTGGAGCCTATATGCTAAGAAGATTGATTCTTACAAGGTAGCCTGTAGCCAATGTAATCAACTATATGTAAAGGCTAATGATGAGCCATTTGTATGCTTAACATGCTCTGCTAATTAGTGATATAATACAACTATGAAACCTATTTATGATATCCCGCTGCTTTCGGCTGATGAAGCCCCTAACTTTTTAGATCAATTTAAAGGCAAGGTTGGTCTACTAGTAAACACTACTGTAGGTTGCGGTAACGCAAACCAAATGGAAGTTCTACAGTGGCTTCAAGATAAGTACGGTGGAGATGACTTCCAGGTTATTGCTATCCCTACTAATGACTACTGCGGTCCTGGAATTACTCACGGTAAGTGGTCACAAGGTATTACATGTGGTGCAGATTCAGCTAATTATGGTAAAGATGTTTATGGAACTACCTTTCAGTTTTCAGAAATGGTAGCATCAAATCCAAATGCTTCTGTTAATGAGCTTAATGAGCATAAGGGTGACACTAACGTAAATGGACTGGGCCATGCTAAGCAAGAGCCTCATGAACTATACAAAGAAATTGCTGAACAAATGAACGCAATGGCAAGTAAAGAAAAAGAATTAGGCATTACAAACAAAAAAGAATACTACTCATATTGGCTTAACATGGACACTGCTGGAGCAGAACAAGGTGGAAACTTTGAAAAATATCTTATTGATAGAGATGGGTATGCTGCAAAGTGGTTTCAATGCACAGTTCTAAACTATGACTCTGAAAAAGGTGTTAAAGAAGCAGCAGCAAGAGAAGGACGTACTATTGATGTTGGTCCAGGAAGATCTCTAAAGGTTTTTGAAGAAGAGTACGCTGTAGTATGTGCTCTTATTGAAGATCTTATTGCAGGGAAAAAGTCTTTAATAAATCCAAACGCATAAAATATCGTGTCAATACCAAAAATAATTTGGCAGACTCATGAATGTGAGTATAAAGATCTTCCAGAAATTTATAAGTATGCATCAGGTATATGGAAAAAAAATACTGTGGGCTGGACCTACAGGTATCATTCTGCTAAAGACAGAAGAAATTTTATAGAAACAGAATTTCCTCAGTATCTATATTTGTATGATCACATAGTCCCTGGTATACATAAGTCTGATTTTTGGAGATATCTAATTCTTTATAGGTATGGTGGTATTTATTCAGATTTAGATGCTGTATTAGTGATGGATATTAATAGTGATGAATGCAAAGAATTAATAAACTTTAATGCATCAATAAATGCTGCCTCTAATTTAGGTACAAACGTATACAATAACTGCTGCATCGTTGCTGCTCCAAACAACAAGGTTTTACTGAAAATAATTGAATCAATGGTACAAAAATGCAAAGATATGATTTACGGAGTGCCAGACACAACATTAATAGATGCTATGTGGATAAAAGCTACAGGGCCAGAAATGTATAATAAGGTTATTATTGATAATATAAATGATGTCCACATTTCAAAAATGCCAGTGCACCATTGTAATTATTTTAAATCTAAAGAAGACATAGAGATTAGAGGACAACATTTTGCTAAATGCTTGTTTGATCACAGCTTATTTTAATCTTGTTTGTGGTATGATATATATATGAATAAATCAGAATGCTTTTTTTGCGAAAAAGATGCAACACATTACGATGTTGTGGTAGAACATTCTGACTATATAGTTGCAGATGTTTGCCTAGATCATTTGTCAATGGGACTAATTTCTTAAATCCACAAAGGGGGGGTTGTTTAATATATGGAACAAACATGGAATGATAGAAGTTCTCAAGAAGAATTTGTACTAAACGTACTCAAAAATAAAAAGAATGGTCACTATGTTGAATTAGGTGCTGCACATTCAAAAAATGGTAGCAATACCTATAGACTTGAAAATGAATTTGATTGGTCTGGTGTGTCATTTGAGATAGTTCCAGAGCTTCACAAAGAAGTATCAGAAAATAGAAAGAACCCATGTATTCTTGGTGATGCAACCAAGTTTAACTATATAAATTACTTTGAAGAAAATAATTTTCCAGAACAAATTGATTACCTTCAAGTAGATATTGACGCTGGCTATGATCAAAAAGGAAGACCAGTTGGTAGTGCTTATACTAGCCTGCATGGACTAATCTCTGTTCCACTAAATAAGTATAGATTTTCAGTTATAACATTTGAGCATGATGCAAATATGTATTGGAAGAATACATCAATTAGAGATATGCAAAGAGAGATTCTTGATTCTCTTGGATATTCATTAGTTGTTAGAGAGATTCATGAAGACTGGTGGGTAGACCCTAATGTTGTTTCCTTAGAAGACTACAGAAAATATTTTAAGTGGGATACTCTGTAAAGTGAATAAAAGAATACTAAAAGATGGTTCAGAAGTTGACTCTTTTGATAAGCCAGTTGAGTTAATTATTCATACCAAAGCCCCTGGAAAATGGAAACTAACGGATTTAGAGACAGGCGAAGAGTATCTTGGATCTGATATAAGCACAGATTTTGCAGAAGTGTTAAGAGAAAAAGTTAACATTAATAAGATAGGCACTTGGGTAAAGACCAAGTGGAAACAAAAACCAGCAGTTGACTAAGCCCTAACTTTAAGGTATACTGAATAAATGAAAGAACCTAAGATTATGCAGATGGACTGGAAAGCTTTAGGGTATGAAAGAGAGTACAAAAATGGACGACTCAGATGGGTTCCTCAGAATGTCACAGAAGATAAACAAGACAAAGATACTTCCTCTTAGGTGGATTGGAAACTTTCTTGGAGGCTATGCTGGTAATCACCTAGTTAAAGCTATTGACTTAGATGAGTCTTTAGATAGTAATTTAGGATTTCGTTATAAATACCACGCAAAAATGTGGAAGTATCTTAATAAGCCTTACGAATGGTGGGGCACATATTATTTAATAGATACCAGTGCTTGGCTAGATCAAATTAGAAAAGATGTGTCAGGTCAGAACTGGGATGATTATGATGAAGATGGTATATCATATTGGGAAAAAGATTAGATATTTGACATATCATTGGCATTAGGGTATACTTAAAGTATGAGTATAGACGAAATGACATTACGAGAAGAAATCGCAAGGGCTATTGAGGCTCTTCCAATTGAGGACTCTATCACCAATGCCCTTGGTATGCGTATCCTTGCAGCAAATGTTGCAAGAGGAGAAGATAACTATATGACCAGCATGTTTGAACAGCAGCTAGACTTTGAATAAGCATTACGATATACCAGATCCATTTCAAACCTTTGTAGCTAAAAAATATGCCAATGCCAAAGGGTACATGCATGATTTCTTTACTGGAGAATGGTCTTATAGGTGTTTAACTTGTAAGGAAAATATGTCTGCTCCATCCCGCAAAATTATGACAAAGATTAGATTATTTCATACAAGAAATGAATGCTTGGGTGGGTACTAAATAAAAATGTCTTCAAGACATCTGTTACAAAACCACTCAGCTGATCCTACAGACTTTCTAGCACCACCATAAACAACCTCATTGTTATCTACCTTATCAATGACTTCTCCATACATATATCCGTATACTATGGGTATTAACCAATGGTCGCATTCATACATACATTAATCATACCACACTTGCAATACCGCTGATTTTCTGGTATGATATACATATGGAAACAAATGGGTGGACTAAAGACTTAGACGATGAGCAGAAGACATATGTCATGGATCTCATAATTACTACTGTAAAAGAAATCAGAGAGCAGATTGCTCAAGATATTGAGGCAACTGTTCCTGTATGGCAGGGCTTAGGCTTTATGAAGAGTCGTAGAACTAAGGCTGCATTTAAGGTATGTGCTGCTATTGCAAGAGGACAAAATGAAAAGGTAACAGAAAATAATGAATAAACGTATTTATGTATGTGAAGATCCAGAGTGTGGCACAAAGATTACTATTGAAGCTAATGGTGATTTAGCTGAATCCATTATATGCCCATGTGATAAAATAATGCCATCAATAGGTGCATAAATGTGGTCTTGGATTTTGGCTGTAATAGGTGTAGCTGGCATTTATTTTGTTGGTCGTAAGACTATATGGGGCTGGCTTATACTATGTGCAAATGAGATCCTATGGATTACATATGCATTAATTACAAAACAATATGGTTTTATATTTTCTGCTATTGCTTATGCAGCAGTATATATTAAATCATTTATACATTGGCGTAGAGATGATTTGGAAGGAGCACAATCATGATTGAATTAGTTCTTTTATCTATTGGGGCATTTGCTCTTGGATATACCGTTTCATATTTAGTAATGACACTTGGCATTAAACAAGATAAGTAATTGTTTAGCTCCAGTAGCTCAGTTGGTTAGAGCCCCAAACTCATAATTTGGTCGTCGTAGGTTCAAGTCCTACCTGGTGCACATGACTAAATATGATACAATATTTGTATGAAAAAAATAAAACTAATCATATCTTATTATATTTATGCTGCCTTTTTAAAAATTAAAAAAACAATAAAGAAACCAAAAGATGATGGATTTATTTATTAATGAATAGCTATTTTAATGATGACTCACTTGATACTTTTAATCAAAGCAATCCAGATCTAAATGAATTAAAAAACCTTACAGATTTTGAAGTAGAACTGCTTTTTATGAATCCAGTAGTAGATCAGCAGCTCATGCTTCATAGGCCAATCAATCAAAAATTTAAAACAAATCAGGATTTAGTTTTTTCTGGTTGTTCAGAAACTCAAGGTAGTTATATTGCAAAAGATTATGACCCTGAAGAAATGTATAAAAATATTTGGGGTTTTGTTGCTTCAGATTTATTAAAGATGGATTCAATTAACTTAGGTGTAGGTGGTGAAAGCACATACAGGATAATACAAAGACTAATGTCTCATTTTAAAAAATATGGTAATTCAAAGAACTTGTTTTGTGTTTTCCCAGATCCTTACAGATTTACATCTCCTTCACAAGAAAATTTTCTTACAGCAAGAAGACCATATGCTGGAAAATTTTTACAAAATACACACCATAACTACGAAACAATAGATATTTCTATAAAATATTCAAAGAAGCCTTTTATAAAAGAAGACGTTATTCCAATAACCTTACCAATTTTTTTTAATTTTCAAGCAATCTCATATTTAGAGTCTTACTGTAAAGAATCAGGAATTAATTTTTTATGGGGTAGCTGGCATAAAGATACAAATATAATGACAAACATTATAAATAAAAATAAAACTAAATACTACAAGGACTTTATTGATTTAACACCCAATGATTTTAAATTAGAAGATATTGGTTGTCACAAAAAAATATATGATAAGTCACCAAGTTTATACATATATGGTTCAGACTCCTGGCACTTAGGAACGCATGGGCATTCACATATTGCAGATAAGTTTGTAAAAGCATATAATGAAAGGTTCTTGTAAAATGAATGAAGAATATAAAAAAAGAGAGAAAGATCAAAAAGCATTTGCAGAGCTAGTTTCAAAAGAGATGAAACAGTTTGCCTCAATGGTTCCAAATAGAAGTGGTCAAAGTGATAAAAATGTTAAGGTATCTATTAAATTTAACAGTGATGGGTTTAGATCTTCTAATTTTGAAAAAAATATTGATCTATTGTCTGCTGGATGTTCATTTACTTTTGGAGTTGGCTTGCCAAAAGATGCTACATGGAACAATATGATTGCCAAAGAAAATAACCTTTCTCACAATTCAATAGGAATCCCTGGTGGATCATGCATGGATATTATTTTTAATATATTTAAGTACTTTGAACAATATGGTCATCCAAAAATGTTATTAGCTTTTTTTCCAGATTTTGGTAGAGTTTATACATATATGGACGGCAATATTTTAAATACATCAAAATTGTTTGGCCGTAGATTAGGTGGCGGACGTTTAGAGTCTGTGGAAAACAAAACATTTATTAATGATCGGGTTTTAGAGAACAATGATGAAAAACCATTAAAATTTGTATCATTGCCAACAAACCTTGGCGACATAATGTCTTTAGAGTTTGCTTACATGTTAAACTCTATGTATATAAAAATGCTAGAAGTATACTGCAATAGCAATAATATTCCATTTGTTTGGTTTAAATGGAACATGGATGGTATTGATTTTCACGGAGGTCTTGATGGTTTTTCAAATAGATATATTATAGATATTAAAAAAGACTTACCAAAATTTGAAAATGGTAACTATGAAGTTTTATCTAACCACAATTGCCATTCAAATGATAAAGAACTATGCAGTGATCAATCAATATGGTATATGGCAAAAGATAACAACCATTATGGACTACACTGGCAGATACATGTAAAAGAGTTATTTGAAAAAGCACTTAAAGAAAAGGGTTTAATTTAATAATGATAATTTTAGGTATTAATGAAACTTCACATGATGCTTCTGTATCTTTAATTAAAGATGGAAAGATACTTTTTGCTGGGCATTCTGAAAGATATAGCAAGCAAAAAAATGACTGGTACATCAATGATAGTCTAATAAAAGATGCTTTGCAGTATGGTACACCAGATAAGATAGCCTACTATGAAAAACCCCTCATAAAGGCCTCCAGACTCTTTTTAAGGGGTGGTGCTGGAGAATGGAAGCCAAAGTTTGAAATCAATGGGATACCTAGAAAATCCTTTAGTCATCACTACTCTCACGCAGCTGCGGGGTACTATACAAGTTTGTTTAACGATGCTGTTATTGTTGTTTTGGATGCTATTGGTGAATACAACACCTCAACAATTTGGGTTGGAGAAGGCGATAAGATTAAGTTAAAATATAAGCAAAACTATCCAGTTAGTTTTGGATTGTTTTACTCTGCATTTACACAATTGATTGGCCTTATGCCAAACCAAGAAGAATATATTATGATGGGTATGGCTGCTTACGGAGATTGGACAAAATATTATAAAAAAGTTGACGCATATTTTCCAAATTACGATGAGCAAAAATATAATTTTCATAAGGGAATTACTGATTGGGGATGGGTTTCAGAACAAGATAAATTTGATATCGCAGCAGCAGTACAAATGGTATATGAGCAAAGGTTAAACCAATTTATGCGTATGGCAAAGCATCTTACTGGAAAGAATAATTTAGTATTTATGGGTGGTTGTGCTCTTAATTCTTCAGCCAATACCCTTCTTTGGAATATCTTTAAAGATGTTTGGATCATGCCAAACCCAGGGGATGCTGGAAGTTCATTGGGTGCTGCAGCAGCATTATACGGTAAGCATATTGACTGGAATACTCCTTATCTTGGTTATGATTTAGGTGGTAATTATCCCGTTCAAAAAATTGTTGACGGTATATTAAAAGATGGAATTGTTGCAGTAGCAGCAGGAAGAGCAGAGTATGGACCCAGAGCATTAGGAAATAGAAGCATTCTTGCAGATCCAAGGGATCCAAACATTAAAGACAAAGTAAATCTAATTAAACAAAGAGAAATGTTTAGACCTTTTGCACCTGTGGTAATGGCAGAGTATGCATCTAAATGGTTTAATATGGATTTTGAAAGCCCTTATATGCAATACACAGTTAAATGTTTACAGCCAGAAAAGATACCTTCTGTGGTTCATGCTGATGGAACATCTAGAGTCCAAACCGTTACAAAAGAACAACACCCTGGACTATATAGAGTATTAAATAAATTTTATTTGCAGACTGGGGTTCCAGTTCTACTGAATACTAGTCTAAACATTAAGGGCCAACCATTACTAAATGATGAAAAAGATGTACTTGACTGGCAGACACATTACGAATATAATATATTAATAGGCACCAGTAGCCAAGCTGGTTAAGGCATCAGTCTTATATACTGAAGATCGTAGGTTCAAGTCCTGCCTGGTGTACGCCCTTATAGCTCAGCGGAAGAGCGGACGGTTTCTACCCGTTAGGTCAGGAGTTCAAATCTCTTTAGGGGCACATAAAACAGAAAAGCCAGCCTATTTCTAGACTGGCAATCCTGAAAGTAAATATTAATTTACTTGATTAGTTTTTCCACCACCAGAAGACTTCTTTGCAGCCTTCTTTACAGGTGCCTTAGCAGCCTTCAGAGCCTTTTCTACCTCCTTGGCATCTGGCAGTAAGCCAAAAGCCTTATCGTTTGGGTTGATTGCTCTGATTGCAACTGGCGCTAATGCAGCTACTAGTGCAGCCCATAGGTCCTTTGGATCTGTCACGCCTGCCATATATAGGGCAAGTCCTGATGCAAGTACTGAGCGACCATATGATGCTAGCATTGCCTTTAGTTGTTCTGTATTCATAATTTTCCTCCTAGGATATTATTTTTGTTAGTACTGTAAAGCCAATCCATAAACCAATAATTCCTGCGACTCCCGCAAAAACTGGTGGTGCTGGTACTGGCAATTTGAATGCAGCAAACACGACGCCACATCCAAAACCTGTTAGTATTGATAGTATTATATCTTTCATTTTTTATTTTCCTCCACATATTTTTTAATAAAATTAAGTAGTATTGTTTTTTCAGATGAAGGATAGCTATTCATTAATAGTTGGTGGATGCCATTTTTTTCTAGCTCAACAACAAGTTCATGAAATTGTTCATATGTAAGGTATGCTGCATCTGTAACCTGTGTGGGCTTTTCTCCTTTTTTCCATACTGGCCTTAATGTATGGTCTACCAGTGCGTCTAGTTCTTCTTGTGTTTCTCTTATTATAGGAGTTATAGCTACCATAATATTAGAAACGTTTAACTTGGCAGGTACATCACTAATATTTTGACCACCAGTTTTACTAATTACTGTCCATAAACCATTTTTATAATCTCTATATGGCAGGATTGCTTTATTGTTATTCTCTTGTACCACACTAGCAACATAATAATTTGTAGTTGAGACATAAAAATCCAAAGGTTTATCTGTATTTAAGTTTCCTGGCATTGTGTTTAAAGCTTTTACATACTCAATCAAATAATTTGATCTTTCAATTCTTCCTGATGAGTCATTAGTTTCACCAAGAATTCCACCAAAATCTAGTTCATGATCTTTTATATATCCAGAAATTAAATTAATCTGAAGCCTATCTGGATCTATTTCATTCATTGATTGATTTATCATACAAAGATATTGTGGGGAAATAGCGTATGGCCTTATAGCAACCAAATACTTTATCTTTTCTTGTGGCTTTATATCTTTAGCAATTCTTACAAACATGTCTCCTTGGGTAGCATCATATGTAAACATTACCCCTGAGAAATGACTATTCTCTAGCCTAGATATTTGATTGCCATCAGTATTGCCACCAAAATAATAAAACTCCATAATCTATTATCTCACACTTTCTTCTTTAATTTCTTGCATTACTTTAAGTATATTTTCTGTCTCAAGCTCACTGAGGCTATTAGAAATCAACACACCATCAAAAGATTTTTCCTGCAAGTAATAAATAAATCTTTTAAACTCATCCTTTGTAAAAAATTCTGTATCCTGTGGCCAGTTATCTTTATCTATCTTTTTTATTTCTTCTTCAGTTTCTCTAATTATTGGAGAAACGTGTATCATGGATTGTTTTTTATTTAAATCAAATCTATTTATTTTATACCAAGAGTAAGGCACCAGTATTTTATTTTCTTTTGCTGCATCAAAAACAAACTCATTTGTAACTGATATGTAAAAATCAGGCAAATCGTTTTTTATTTTATTTAACTCTGCTAAATACTTAATCATATATTTTGATCTTTCTATATTTGAAGATAGATCATTTATATCTCCTAAAATTCCACCAACACTGTGTTCTTCATCACCTACATGTCCTGTTACAAAATTAATTAAAATTCTGTTGTTAGATATTTTATTCATTGATTTGTTTGTTTTTGAAATATATTGTGGAGAAACAGTATAAGGCCTTATTGCAACCATATATTTAATTTTTCTTTTTGTATCTATATTTCTTGCTATATCTATAAAAAAATCATCAGCTCTTGCATTTGTTGGAAAAAGAATTCCAGTGAAGCCAACATCCTCTAAAGACTCAGATAGTGTTTTAAAATTAAAATTATCTGTTCTTTGAAACCAATAAATGTTCAATGATGTTCATCCTCTGGAAGCAAAGTTTTCAATTCTTTGTAAGCTTCAGATATTTTTTTCATTGAGTGATAATGAGGGTATGCTGAGCCAACTTCACCATATTCATCAAAATATGCTACTTCTG